GTTTGAGTTTCTTCAGATGGTCTAAATATTATCATACTTATATAACGATAAAAATAATTTTTGATACAAAAAAAAAGACAGCGTAACCTAATACGCTGTCCTTAAACTCTATTTTAAAAAATATTAATCGTTTACATATTGGTCAGAAACCAATGCAAGTAAAGAAGTAATAGCTGCACTTGATAAAATTGGAGCAGTTTCAGGCTCTAACGCTTGTAACGTCATTTTCAATCCGTAGAAATCACCTAAAGCACCACCTAATTCTCTTGTTCCTGTTGTTTTATCAGCACCATTTTTCAATCCAATAGCGTGATAAGTTCCGTTGTTATCTTCCAAAAATATCAACATTCTATCTCTTGAAAGCAATTTAGCCTGGTTTACTAAAGCAGCAGTTAAGCCGGTTAGTACTAAACTTAATTGGCTATCATAAAAAATAGTTCCGTTATCTCTTGATGCTGTTTCAGTTTCAACATAAGTATTACCGGTATTTTTTAATTCAAATTTAAAAACTTCATCCAAAGATCCTAAACCTGTAAGTTCTGAATTAACTACCGTTGCGCCAATATCTGAAAATGGAGCAAAAAAGGCATTAACTAAACCACCTGTAAAATTTTTGCATTCTAAAAGTCTGCCGTTTGTTATAAATTCACACGCTGCCATTATTATAATGTTTTAAATAAGGCGGTATTTTCAACCGCCTTGTTATTTATTAAACTGTGTAAGTTGTGTATAAAACAACCTCTGAACCTCTTACATATTGTACTCCGGCTGTGTAAACCATTTTGTAACGTACTGTACCGCTCAAATCAGTTTCATCCATGTCTTTGATACGTACTTCATTATGATCGCTTAAAAGACCTGTTCCAAAATAAAGATTTTTCTTTTGGTAGATTACCATTGTGTTAGCAGGTAAACCGTTGATTATTTCTAATTTGTACATTCCTAAATACAACTCTTGACCTTGACCACCTAAACCATTGTTGATTCCAGCAGTTATTAAAGCATTGTTGTAAGCTTGTGCCACATCAGCAGAGATTGCGAATACTAAATCAGCTTTTCTTCTTAAAGCAACCGGAACTGCGTTTGATGCTTTTTGCATTTCAGCTACTACGTTTGAAGCAGTAATAGTTGCAGGTGAAGCCACATCGATTACAGTTGCATCTCCTAAAAACAATGGAATAAATCCATCAAAGTGACCATCATCTGTAGCCTCTCCAATCCAAATATCTGAATCAGTTGCTTGAGCAGTATCTGCTAAAATTTCAACTAATAAAGCTTGTTCTTCATCAACCGGCATATTGTCATTATGAGCAGAGAATCCCATTGTAGCAGTATCCCATACATTTCTGAAATCTTCTTTACAAAGTTCAGCCTCGTTTTTGATTTTCTTTGGCTCTAAAATTACCTCATCAAGTGTTACACTTCCCGCAGGAGCGAAACCACATGAATAATCTTGACGACCATTTCCGTAGTCAATTTTACGAATTACTTGTTTTACCGGAATGTTTGGTAAAATAGTTACCAAACCTTTTTGAATAGTATCTGCTTCTTTAAAAGCTTTTCCTATTATTTCCCCTGCCACCGTTCCGGCATAGGAACTGTTTACTGTTGTTGTTGTTGCCATTTTTTTTTAGTTTTTATTTTTTAATTCTGTTAATGATAATGCTAATCTTCCTTTTAATGTTTTTGGTTTTTCTGTTGTAGCTTGTATTGGTGCTACTTTTGTTTTGCTTACCGCAGGAGTTTCTGATAATTCAACTTTTAAAGTTTCATTTTCTTTAACTTGCTCTGATAATTTAGTTTCGATTGCTGAAAATCTTTGCTCTAAATTCTCATTGAATTTAATTAGCATTGAACTAATAGCATTTTTTAAATCTGAAACCTCACTTGTGTTTACTGATGCAGGAGCAGCCATTTCTTCAACCGGTGCTTCAACTACTTCTTCTTCTTCTTCTTTTGCTGAAATCTCTGCAATTATGCCAACTTCTGCAACTGAAATTTTAGTTCCATCGTTAAGCATGTACTCTCCAATTGGAGCAGGAACATTTCCATCAGGAGTTAAAACTGAAATAGTACCGCCAATCTCCGGCATTTCAGTTTCTGTTACCAATGTTAAACTGCCATCTTCGGTTTTCCATTCGGCCAATTTAACTTGTTTGCCTAAAAGAGTTTTAAACTCATTTAGCAAATCGTCTTTCATTTGTTTAAAATCCATATTTACTTTTGTTAATGTTACTTTTTCGTCAAACATACCTTCTATTGAAAATCCGCTTCCGTTATCTTTACACAATTGCCATTGCTCCTCATCTTCTATTTTCATAGCCACAACCCAACTGCCAACAGGCGCATCAATTCCGTATAATGCTGTCTTATCTTTTTCTAAATCTTCAACGATCCAACTCTCTACGATTGTTCCATTCAAAGTATATTTAGAATGCTCTAAATTTGCATTACTTTGATTGCCTTTTTTAAGATACAATTCCGATGCACGTTTTATTGTTTCTTTAGAAAAATATACATAATACTCTTCCTTTGTTTTTTCATCAAATCGATAAATCTTTTTTTCGGGAATCAATGCAACCCCTAATAAGATTTTCTTTTCATTATCGATTTTAGCAAACTGTACTTTTTTTTCATCTGCCAAAGCAATAAACTTGCTCTCCATGGCCGGAGATCCAACTACCGAAATGCAATCGATCCCTTGTACATCTTCATCCGATAAAAATAGCTCGTATGTTTTCATAACTATATAACGATTTTTTTTTTTAGTGATATATTTTTTTTATCCAAAAGTTGAAGTAGCCACTGCATTTCTATCTAAAGATTGCTGTGTGCTTACTTGGTTACCCACAACATAAGTTTGTATAGGTCTATTTTGTTGAGTTGCTATTGTTTGACTTAATTGGTTAGTTGAACTTTGACCTACAATGTTAAATTGTGGTGGTGGTGGTGGTGGTGCAAAACCTCCGCCTCCTACACCTCCGCCTCCGCCTCCTCCGCCCGGAGTTTTAACTGCTAAAATCTTTTTAACAGATGCGTAACCTGAAGCCAATGCTCCTGCTGCTGCAACTGCTCCTAAACCAATCCCAACAGGGCCAGGAACTGCTGCTACCATTCCTTTAAATGCTGAAACTCCCGATTGAATTGTATCTATTGTTGTTGCGGCTACTGCCATCGCTTTCCCTGCTGCTGTACTTTCACCTAATAAATTTGCCGCAGTTTTAAGACCTGAAGAAAATGCTTGTAATGCTTTTTGTTTGGCAGCTTGTTTTTCTTCTTCTAATTTAATTTCTGCATCAGCAGCCGCTTTATCTGTTTCCTTTTTTTTATCTATTGCATTTTGTGATATTAATTCACTTTCTGTAATATATTGAGATTGTAATTCTAAAGTGCTACGATTATCAGCTTCTAAAATTGCTTTTTTTTCTTGAAATTCTCTATCTAACTTTTCTTGCGGTGTTTCATTTAATAATGATTTTTCTACTTCATCAGCTTCTTTTTGTGCTTGAAATTTTATATCAAATTCGGCTTTATTTACAGCAGCTTTAAAAGCTAAAAATTCTGCGGCTAATTTTTTTTCTATTTCTAATTTTTCTTCTGCTGCTTTCTTTTGATTTGCTAATAATTCCTCATTGTGTTTATTTTGTTTTTCTTTTTCTTTTTCTCTTGCATCAGTTACTTCTTGAACTTCTTGAACTTGATTGTCAATTCTTATTTTTGTACGTGCATTTATAGCATCTGCATAATCTTTATTTGCTTTCTCAAATAATTCTTTTGCTTTTTTAGTTTGCTCCTCATCAGCATCGCTTTGTAATGTACTAAAATATATCGCTTGTGCTTTCTCTGCGTTTGCTTTTTTCTGTGCGATGGCTTGGTCAGCTAAAGCAATATTTAATTCTCTTAACGCTTTTGTACTTGCACCTGATGCTTCGGCCATTCTATATTGCGTTTCTCTATTTAAATCTCCCTCTGCATTTGCTTTGGCAATACTTTCAGAAAGTAAATCCATTTGCTTTGCTAACTTTTTATTATTAGCAGCAGCAGCATCAGCAGCTTCAGAACTTGAAATAAACATTTTTACCAAAGCATAACCGGCAGCTATTAAAGCAGTAACAACAACTACAATTGCCCCGATTGGATTGGCAGCCATAGCAGCATTCCAAATTAATTGAGCGGCAGCACTAATTCTTTGAACTAATGTAAAAGATTTAACTACTGCTCCAAGTTGTTTAAATGAATCTATACTTTCTCCTACTGCTTGTGCGCCACTTGCTATGGCCATAGCAGATTGAACTTTTAAAATAGCTTCTTGTGTTGATTTGCTTTCCGTTCCAAGCGTTCCCATCAATCCGGTAACAACACTAAAACCACCTGCAACACCTGTCAACGCTGCGCTTAATGCTTTGAATTTTGCATCAGGGTTAAATGCTTCTGTTAACGCTTTTGCATCACCAATTCTATCTTTTAATTCTGCGGCTCTTTTAGCAGCTTCAACCGCTTCTCTTGAAGTTGCCCCAAACTTATCAGATAAGGCTGCTACTTCTAATTGTGCTTCTCGTAATTGTGTTCGCAAAGATTTAGCGGCTTCCTCACTTTTCTTAAAATTTTGTGTGAAGTTTTCAAGTCCGCCATTGGCACGTACTACATCAACATCTATCTCTATCGTTTTCTTAATAGCCATCTCTTATACTGTTTAATTGTTTCTTTAAAAGTTCTCGGGCAACGATAAGCACCTTTTGCAAATTCTATATTTTCGCTACCGTTATAATATTCCATTGTATTTAATAATTCTACTAAATTGCTTATCATTGTGTTTGATTTATTTTTAATGTAAATATGTCAATTCCTATAGTTACCTCTATATTCATAGTTCTTACTAAAATTGGGTTTGTTATTGCGCTTGTATACTCTGAAACTTTGATTAAAAGGTAAGCACTCGTATTTCCGAAAGTATTTTCTAAATCAACCCATCCAACACCATCGCCTGTATCTACTTTTGTAACTACATAAGGACTGTTTGCGAGTATTTTTAAATCATAATTTTGCGCTCCACTTGTTGCAATTAACTCTGTGTATTGAATACTGTTTTCAAATGGTGAATATTGTGGTAAATAGTAGTAGGTTGCATCAGCGCTTATATCAGTTGTATCAACCGAGTATTCAATAGTATCAACTGTAATCGGTATAATTGAGTTTACACTCTTAAAAGGCGCACCGATATAGTTTAAAAGTTCATAATTTACCTCTCCTGTAGTAAGATTTGAACGCATTGAATTGATAATATATGCCTTATCGCTTATTTGTATCCTATCATTTAGGTTAATATCAATTATTTTGCCTATTGGCAACTGCGCTCTGTAGTTACCTAATCGTCTTTTACTTGAATATAAGTCTGAAATAAAGTCTTGCCAATAGTTGCTGAATAAATTTTTATTTATTTCAGAGTATAAAAACGTTGATACGTCAGTAGAAAAGTTTACCGATTGAGTAACTTGGTCTAAA